TCATCAAAACTTTCAACACCATATTGTTCTGTAATATCATGCATTACCCAATCATATGCTTGTGCCTCTAACTGGTCACACAACTTACCTTGTTTATGTACTTGAAACGCCATTTATTATCTCCTTTTGCCCGTCATAGGGTCATTTGCTTCTTGTGATGAGAGAACTTGTAGTCCCCCCTTATTATATGCTTGTCCTATGACAGCATTACCAGTATATACTGGAACTTCTTTTTTGGTTGCAACACCACCAATGTTATTGGATAGACTAGGATAGTCTGGTGTTTGTCGAATGGCAGGGGAACAAGGAATTGAACCTCGTCCTAGTGGTTTGGAATCACTCGTGCTACCGTAACACTTTTCCCCTTTAGGTTTCTTCACCTTACCTTGAACGTAGTCGATATACTCATCCAGTGTAACAACTGAACATCGTATAGACTTTAGAAACTTGTTGTGAGCTCTCCACTGAGTTTCATACTTCTGTGGATTGATTTTCTTTTTCTTTTTCTTGCGTGTACTGTTGGTATTATAGTACACAGGCATCAAATGCATACCGCTCATAATTACTTTACCTTGTCAAATGGTGGTGTATGTGCATAAATGATACTTTCCCTTTCCATGTAAGGAACATGTTCTGTATCGTGAAATTTACGCAATAGACGGGCATGTACGAGACTCCAATAGTCAACTGCCCATTTGTTAAGATTAGGATTCTTTAGCAGTTCATTTACTGCATCAAGTCTCCGTCCCAACAATTCGTTAGACTTTTCCGTTAATGATGTCATCTGCAACACTCCACGATTCAAAGTCCTTTCCACCTATATTCCATTCGCATTCTTCAGTAGGAATTCTTCCATACTTCCAACAATAGACTGTAAAGTTTTTATAGTAGGTAGAATCTGATTCTATCTCATCTTGTACCTCTGCTTCAACAGTCCATTCACATGCAATTTTTTCATAAGGATTGGCATCTGTAAATTGAGGTGGCCCGAATATCTCTACCAACCTATCATAAGTTGTAGTGAGATGTCCTTGCAAACTAGTCCCATTTACAGATACCATATCCGATGCTTCAAAATTCAAAATTTTCATACTTACTCCATAATATAATTTATTATACCACCAAATGCGGTGGCTTGTCAATAGTTATTTGGAACTGAATAGTATAAAGATACCAGTTCCAAACATAGAAAGTCCGATGGTTATTGCCATCATCATTTCACTCCATGTATTTGCATATTCCATGCACTTACCATCACAATCTCCAGCAGAACCTGCCATTGCCATTAAACCAAAGATAACTAGTAAACTTCCGAAAAGGTCTTTCATGTCTCTCTCCTTATATTGCGTTCCAGAGGGTTACTTTATGTGCCCCTAAAACTTTTGCCATTGCATCTATTTCGTCACGCAATTCTTGTTCTGTAAAGGCAAACTTTGTGTTGTAATCCAAATCATCTTCAGCAAGTTTATACCACTTGCCTTCACGATTACCTTTGGCGTATTGAACACCACCTTTACTAACTTTTTTACCATTTTCTATTATCATCATCTCTCCCTTATTTTCCAGTATATCCAAGTGTTTCCATCGCCTGTCTAGGTGAAGTATCTTCTGCGAGTTTCATGTACTCCTCAACAGTTGCATTCTTCACAAGAAAGTTTACCCATGTTTTCCAAGGTTTGTAACCATACTTAAAACGGGCAACAAACGCAGGCATCAGTTTACCTTCCCAACTAGGATGAGCATTCGGATGTACATCCATCATCATTCTAGCACCATCAAAGGCACCACCATACATCAAGTACATACCGTCCCACTTGAATTCTTCTTTCACAAACTTAGTCATAATATATCCTCTCTTTTTTCACTCTATAATTACATTATACATGTTTTAATAACAAATGTCAAGGCTTATTTTCCTATAACCCAGCGAATTTTGCCAGTAACCATAACATCACAAAAACGAACACACTGAACCATATTAATGATTTAAACATATATCTCCTTATCCTTCGATTGCTTGAATTAACTTTCTTTTGATAGTCACCAGACTATCCTCGTTTGCTTGGTATCTAATACCAATACCACCCTTGGTAATCCACCTTGTAATATTGTCTGGTTTATCGTCAATCAATATATTTGGTGTACCATCAAGTCTGTTTGTAGCATACTTTTCTTTTTGTCCAGTAAAGATAATGTTCTGAACTTCTGGTAAATAACCCATTCTGGTTAACCATACTCTCTTCCAATATGCAGAGTTGTCCCTGTCACCTCTTAGTGGTGAAGAACATATACCCCAATCGTCACCAGCAACTGTCTTTACAAATTCGACTAGTTCGTCTGATGTTGGGTATTTCTCTAATGTATTGAAAAAATCAGTACCTTGCAATTCTGCAATGGCCATCTCTTTGTTTGGAATCTCTTTCCAATGTTTCTTATCAAACTTCTTAGCGAAACCGTCAAAGAAGTCTGCAATCACACCGTCCATATCTAAATAAATTGTCATTTTCACTCTTTCTTTTTTCATCATATACACATAGTATACATGTTTTTATAACAAAAGTCAAGGCATTTATAGGCGAAAAAACCCTTGAAAAACAAGGGTTTTCTGCATTACTGTAATTTAGGGGGTGTTATTTGCGTGCTTTTTTCGCTAATTCTTGCGAAATCCACCTTTTTGCAATGTGATTGTTCACTTTTTTGCGAACTAGTACCATGATGCGTTTCCATACTTTAGAGAATATGTCCTCACCAGCATCATTATTGTCTACGATGACGAAATTAGAGTTACCAAACAACCTCTGGAATTTACCGATGTTCTTCTGAACCTCTTTCCACATCTTTTCAACTTCTTTCTCTGGTAGTGTACGTTTACGTTGTGCATTACGTTCCTGTGCAGTATCCAAAGATGTATTAACGAATATCATATAACAGTCATATCCTAAACCTCTGAGCATTGACACTTGTTTGGATATCTTATCGTAATCCTTACCAGTACCGTCAATGATATGTCCCAAACGTCCTTCAATGTAATTAGATTGCATTGTCTTGACTGTCTTTTTCGCTTTAACACGAGTTTCTTGACCCAAGTCTGAGTAGATATCTTCTGGTGTAGTATCTAGTCCTACATCCTTTAACATCTTCTCATAGACATCATCACTGTTAACAATCTTCATGCCTAGTCCACCAGTTGTTCTACGAACAACATAAGACTTACCACTACCAGGCCCCCCTGCTAGAAAGATTGCTTTAAATATATTCGGGTCGTAAACGCCCTCTTGTAGTTCTGCGAATGTTTTCATGTTTTATTCCTAACAACTCATTGACTTTTTGAGAGTATAATTCCTCATAATATTTATCATCCTTTGTAGTCTCAATTTCATTTCTCCTGCTTAACTGTTTTTGGAAGTGCATTTTCTGAAGTCTGTTTTTGAGTTTTGCTGTCATTGTTTTCCTCGTTAAATTTATAAGTTAAAAGTCTGCATAACGAATCGAGTTGTTTGATAGGCCTCCTTTCCTATTAGTATGTTACATCACTAGGGTCTTCAGCACCAGTTGGTACGAGAACGTCTATTGGGTTTCCACCGTCTTGATGGGTAACACCATATGATGATAACGGTTTAACTGCTGTATCACGAATTACTTCCATATGTGAACGATGTTTATACACACCATCACCTCGTGCAAATTCGTGTTTTAGTTTTGATATGAGATAACGTCCACTATAGATAGGGTCACGTTCATCCTCTGCAAGCATTCCTTGGTTTCTCATGTCGATACCAACCATATCTCCAACTTGGAGAGATGTATTGCCTGGCACTTCAATTCTTAATCTGATTGCAGAGTTTATTGCACTGAATCTACCCATACGTCTTTGTAACCAGATATCTGTACCACTGTAGTCGTATTGTCCATCATGTCTAGCAGAGTATAACCCATTTGGGGCCTCTCTGTCAACAGCTTGCATATATATTTTTGATTGGTCATAATCTGACAATCTGTTACCGTAGTCATCTCTTGCTTGTGAACCCAATGGTGCATTCTGTGAACCATATAGATTATACTCATCTGCATGTTTATCTTCTGCAAAGTCATCAAAGTAATTATAGTTGAAATTTTCTACTGTTTTGTTTACCAAGTCAATCATAAGAAGATTAGAACCATACATTCCACTTCTCATATTCATCATTACATCTGTTGATGACATAAGACTGTAACTAAGAATATTTGTTAGTGTTGTGTTAACCTCTGGTTTTTTATGTCCCTCTGGTAGAATGTTTGGAGTTTCTTCTTTAAATACAAATCTTGGGTTTTTAGTGTCCATCATACTGTCGATAGTTCTGAACCAGTATCCCTTAACAGTTTCATAGAACAAGAATGTTGGTGCATAGTTATACTCTTTAGATAAACACCTTTTTGCTACACTGTTGATAAAATCAAATGGACGTAGGTTAGGAGAAACAAACTTAAAGTTGTTTGTTGTTTCTTCATAATAGAATTCTTTCTTAGAATTGAGTAAGTCCTCATCTCTGAATATCTTCTTTACAATTTCAACAGACGGTTCACCAGTGAATGCTTGTTTAACTCTGATGCGATTTGAACGTACTGCTTCTGGTGTTGTAAAGGATAGTGTGTATGCATTAGTATTGTCGTTAATACTAACCTTACTTGCAACCTTGTAGATATAAAATGGGGTGTCTGTGAAGTCAACCGCTATTGTACGAGAAGTATCGTCATCTGCATTTGGAGTTACCAGACGTAGTTTTAGTTTTTCTTGTCCAATGATTGGAAGATTGGTAAGTAGATTGTTAGTGTCTACAATTGAAATGTCACCAGTAAGTGCATTTTTGAATATATCTTCGTATATGTTTACTGATGCAAATTGGTCTTTTAAATCTAGTACTGCACCACTTGCCGCATAGATTTCGCAGACTTCAATGTGATATTCACCAGCGTACTGCATAGTCGCCATGTTTATCTACCTATAATCGTTTCAAACTCTGCTCGTACTTTAGCAATGTAGGATGGTTGGATTAGTCTTATTTTTCTTTTAGATTCCAATAGTCTTTCCTCATATTCATAATTTGTGATTGCTGTTGCTCCAGCAGGAATTGTCGTTGCAGAATCGTTTGGAAGTTCGATAGTAAATGTTGAATCACCAGACTCCTGTGTGTATTCATAATGGTGAATATCATCTACATTACTATACTTAGACGCTACATGTTTTTCAAATCTATCAACTGACATTGGCCAATCTGTGTAAATGTCTTTGATATTATTTGCTATGAGAACAATCCAGTGTAGATTTGCATCACCATAATAGTCATATGCAATCTGTTCTGGTGTTGAACCATCTGGCACATCATAGAAATCAAAATTAACAAAGTTTTCTAATGTCGAATTATTGAAATTTACTCTACGAGTGATATCAGTCATACTGTGTAGTATACCATCACCCTTAACATCTACCTGTACTGTTGGAAACTTTCTAAAATACATATATTAAAATCCTTTTGCAACTTTCTCTTTAGTAACAATGTCCAGTTCTTTGAATGTAAGAGTAAGTTCAGTTTCGGTTGGATGGTTGTCTTTAAAGAATTGTGGTCTGTCACCACCAAATTTTACATCAACTGCTTCAAGTGCAGATGTACCAATTCTATGTAGGTGTTCTTGTGGATGATATTGAATATCAAATGTAGATGGTGCTTTGAGTGTTCTACCTAACATGTCATCTGTAAATCCAGGCATAGAGTGATATCTGAATAGTGTCACAATTTCTTGAATTGCATTTGCTTCTTTTGATGAACGTGGAAGTAGTCTAAATGTGAACTGAAAAGAACGTCTGTCAATACCCTCAAACTTCATCTCTGTTCTATTGTTTGTAGTCTCACCAGATGCGATTGCCTTTGCAGCAGTAGCACCTGTTGCACCAGCACCTTCTAGTGCTTTTGCACCAATATTCATTCCCTCGTCTTTTAATGTCTGTCCAATTGCACCAAAGTCAATGCCACCTAAACCACCAGATGATAGTGCGTTAAAACTTGCAATTCCACCAGCAACTAACAGTCCAATTTCTGCTTCACCGTAGTTTGCTTTCTGTGATACTTGAATCTGATTAGGCATGTATAACGTAATAGAACCAGATGCTCTTGTTGTTGGAGCTCTTGGAACAGTTCTTGACCTTCTGTCAGCATAAACAACTTCTTTTATACCATCTCTTGGGTCGCCAACTGTTCTAAAGTTTTGGTCTGGTAATGCACCACCAGAGATGTTTGCCTTTGCGTCTATTTGTTCATTAATAAAAAATTGTACATAGTGGTCACTTCTGGACATATGCCCTACGTCCATTGGGTATTGTAAGTTACCAGCACGTGATTTACCACCAGCACCAAATAAACTACTCGCTATACTTTCTAAGTTTGCCATATAAATAATCCTACAAGAATTCGTTCTTTAAAGTATTTATAAGGTTTGACATGGCATATAGTGGAAGATACGTCCCAATTAATCAAAAGAAATATAAAGGTGACGTAGATAAAATAATTTACCGTTCCCTATGGGAAAGACGGTTTATGGTGTATTGTGACAAAAGCACATCTATCCTTGAGTGGGGAAGTGAAGAAGTAATCATACCATATATATCACCCCTAGATGGTAGACGCCATCGGTATTTCCCCGATTTCTATATTAAGGTAAAACAGAAGGACGGTTCTATCAAAAAAATCATCATTGAAGTGAAACCCAAGGCACAGTGTGGCCCACCAAAACCCCCTAAACGTAAAACACCACGATTTATCAGTGAAGTCCGTACATGGGGTGTAAACCAAGCAAAGTGGGAATCTGCAATAGAATGGTGTAACGATAGAAACATGGAATTCAAGATTTTAACTGAAGACCACTTAGGTTAACTGTATAAATAGAGGTATGACAGATGCAGTTGACAAGATAGTTGAAAAAGCAGGGGGTAGAGATTTATCTATCCGTTGGTTTAGAAAGCAAGTAAAAGAACTTGGAGACATAAATCCAAGGGAACAACTCCGTGAGGGTAAGTTAAAAACTCGCCCAGTATTCGGTAAGATGAATTTCTTCATGTACAGTCCCAAATATAAAGATGACAAAAATGTACTTCCCTACTATGATAGATTTCCTCTTATACTACCAATAACACCTGTCGGTGCAAATAATGTATCTGAAGGATTTATGGGATTAAATTTTCATTATCTATCAGTACCAATGCGTGTAAAATTATTGAACGTGATGGCAGAGTATGCCAATGGCCCTATGGACGAAAGTACTAGAATCAAATTAACATGGAATAGAATTAAAAGAAACAGAATGGTTCAACCAACAATTAAAAGATATCTTATGGATCATGTAAAACCACCATTTCGTATTATTAATGCAGATGAAATGATGATTGCGGTTTTGTTACCAGTACAAAGATTCAAGAGAGCAACCGAAAACAGAGTATATGCAGATTCTAGAAGAATGGTTAATACTGCAAGGAGACCAAGTTAATGGCAAAAGAAAATAATTTAATGTTTGATTATCCTGTCCAAGAAGATAGGGATAAAACATTTGAGCAATGGTTGGCAACCTTTATGAAGGATGGGCAAGCTCGTCCTAATAGATTTGAGGCAGTAATTAACTTTCCCCCTACAATACAAGAAAATCTAAAAAGTCAACTTCCTAGAGATTTTACATTCCGTATTAACAGTGTATCATTTCCAGGCAAGAACCTTCGTACAACTACAGATGAAAATGCCTATGGCCCATCATACGAGATTGCACAAGGATTAACATATGGTGAAGAGATTACTATTGAATTTTATCTAAAAAATAACCATGAGGAAAGATGGGTATTTAACTCATGGCAAGATTACATCATATCACCAACAACCTACAATGTAGAGTATTATGATAATTATGTTGGAAGTATAGAGGTATATCAGTTAGATGAAAAGAATCATAGGACTGCTGGTATTAAAATTAAAAATGCATTTCCCAAAACACTAAATGCAATGGAAGTAAGTAACGACACTGTTAGTGAGTTGTTAAAACATACTGTAGGATTTTCATTCAGAGAATGGATACCATTACAAGCACATGGTAATCCTAGTGATGGTAAAGCATCATGGGTTGAATATCCAGAATACAAAGAAAAAGTTGTAAGTAAAAGAAACGCACCAATGGGATTTGACCCTCGTACACCGACTCAAACTATGTTTCCAGATACTAGTAGACCAGTTGGTGCAGCATTTAATGATAAATTCCCAGGCCGTGAAAAGGGCATCTTTGAGGATGCTGGTAAAGCATTCAATGATGTATTGGAAGCAAGAGATAGGGTTGTGTTCGCACAACAAAAAGTTTTGGCGTTCAGAAATTTCTTTAGAGGAATAACTAAGAACCCACTAAGTAATCTAGGAATCGGAAGAGGACTAAGATTTTAATCATCGTAATGTAAATAGGAGATAATTATGGCATTACCAAAACTCGCCTCGGCGAAATATGAGTTGACGTTACCATCTAATGGTG